GCCGTCGGGCCTGCCCGCCAGCCTACCAGACCCATAGCCTACCAGACCCCATACCCTTCCGCCGTCCAGACTGCCAGAAAGGGCCCTGGGGCCAGCCAACCAGACCCATAGCCCCTTGCCAGCCCGTGGAGTAGAATTGACGGAACTTCGATGCTCACGAAAAGCCGAGCGGGTACTCGGGGGAGGCCGCTCGGCTCGGGATTCGCTTACTCGTAGCGGGGCCGGACTTCGGGGAAGTGTTTCGGCGCGTAGTCGGTGTAGACCGCCGCTTGGAACACCCCATCGCTCAGGACGGAGGATTTCTCGCGCTTCCCCTGGTTCGGGCCGTACAGCCGGGAGTGGAGGTGGCCGTTGAGCCGCCGACAGTAGCGGTACGCGCCCTCCTTATGCCGGAAGATCCGCATGATCCGGGTGAGCGATCCGTGATCGTACCACCAGCCGCCTTCCTCGGGTCCACCGTACGCGAGCGCGGTGTCGTAGACGGCGACGATGTAGGAGTGCCGGTCGGCGCGGGTATTCCAGCGGTGGTAGCATTCCAAACACCGGATCTCGGGGCAATCCTCCTCGTCGCGGTGCGTGTTGTCGCCCTGGCATTTCGGGCAGATCACCAGCTCCTCGGGCTGGAGTTCCTGATCCTCACCGTAGTGTCCGGTGATGTAGTTGTCGAGATCGTTTCTTTCACGTTGGTTCATCATTGGTTTTGGGTTCCTCTCTTCAGTGGGAGCGCTAGTCGCGCTCCCTTTCCATGTACTCCATCAACTGCTCATCCTCGTTCCAGTGTTCATAGAGGCGCATCATGCGAGCCCCCATCCGGTCGAGCCTGTCCTCGATCAGCTCAAACTCCAGTTGCCACTCGGCCTCGCGCTCGCGCTCCGCTCTGGCGATCCCCGCGAGGTACTCGCAATCCTCCTGGCGATCCGCTAAGCAAGCGGGGCAGTCCACAGGGTTCCGGCTCGCCGTAGTATCCGTCCTCGTACTCGGCTTGGCGCCGGAATCTCCGCTCCTCGATTTCGCTGTTGAGAGCGCTCCAGCGTTTCGCCAGAGCTGCCGCGCGAGCGGCCTCCTCCTCGGTATGCTCGCGCGTCTCGTCGGTCCAGGTGTAGCCACGGCTGATCATTTCACCCCCATATACGGGCTCTCGGACTGTCCCTCCAGCGCTCCGGCATCCGTTTGCTGATCGAGCACCGCTGCCACCAGCTCAAACAGCTCCACCGCAGTCTCGGAGCTGATCCCGTAGGTCTGCGGATCTTCAATCGCGGCGAGGATGTCTTTCCCCCGGTGAGTCTCAAAAAACCGCGCGGCAAATTGTTGCGCGGGGTCCCAGTAGCGGATCTCCTCGCCCTCGGTGAAATAAAACCGCGCGTTTTCGCGGATGTGTTGCTCATCCATCGGATCGCTCAACCCGGCGAGGTTGTCCCACTCGATCCGGTATTGCGCGAGCTGATCCACCGTGCGGATCGTTCCCCGGAGATCGCCATCGAGGGTTTCGATCCTCACCCCGATCAAAAGATTGCTCACCCAAAACTTGCTCACAACCCCACCGCTTTCTGTTGAGCTTGAAGTTTACGCAGCTCCACGGTCATCTCTTCCTTCAGCGTGAGATCGCTCTCGGTGACGATCCGCAGCGCGAGATCCCGGATCGCGAAATCGAGATCGCGATAGCGGGCAATTTTTTGCCGGATTACTTTCGGTACCATATTTCCTCTCTCGTACCCCGCTTGGGTACTCTCTTAATGTACCACACCACCAAGGTGATGTACAGCGATTGGCGCATAAAACGACGGGAGATGCGGGAGCGTTATTAAGCGCTCCCGCGTGTTGCTCCTACTACAGCGGCGTACCGGCGCTCTCCTGGTACTTGGAGATCAGATCCGCGATGTCTCCGTTGTCCTCGATTCCGATCAGCGCGAGAATATCGCGCATATCGGTGAGCTTACGGATGATGCGCATGTAATCCTCATCGCCGGGATCCTTCCAGTTGTCGTAGTAGGCCACGTAGGCATCCTGGAAGATCACCCCGAGAGCGCTCCACTGGCGCGGGGTCAGCGTGATCGTTTTGCTCTCCAACTCCTCCATCTCCATTGCCTCCAGGCATTCCTGCGGATCGTACTCGCGGTCGAGCCGGTGGTAAATGTCCTTAAGCGGAAAATCACCGTAATCGACGCCGGGAATCGGAGTGCCGTAATCGCTGATATTCGGGCAGCTGTTTTCCGTCCCCCAAGCATTCGCGGCGTCGCGGTAGTAGCGTTTCAGGTTTTCCCGCGTAACAACGAACACGCTCTCGCTGATTTCGCCGTCCACAATGTTGAACTCTTGCTGTAGTTCCTTCACGTTGTTCCTCTCTCGTACCCCGCTTGGGTACTCTCTAATCCTACCACATCAGCGAGGTGATGCACGATTATTTGCCGACAATCGACGCGGGATGCGCCACGCAACCAGGACGGAAAGCAATGCGGGATGCGGGAGAAATACCGACGGCGTGTGGGCGTCGCACGTGTGCCACTCGTGTGCCACTTGTGTGCCACTCGCTCAGCGCGGCGGGAAAGCGCCCGTGAGCGGCTGCATGTCGTTGCGCGATTGCCACACTTTCCTTACATTTGCCGTCCCTCCGCTCGTCCTGCCTGCCCATGTAAATGCCCGCCAACCAAACCCATAGCCCTCTCGACGGCGAGCAGGCCAAGGCCCTATAGAGCGCCAACCAAACCTATACCCCCTTGCCGGAATTGGCGTATCATCGCGGCATGGCATCCCCTGAATTGCGCGTGATCGCGGAATCCTGCCCGGTCGATGGAACGCCGCACAACTTTCTGCCGGTGCCCGAGAAACCGGGCTGGGTCTACTGCACCAAATGCCTCACATCGATGGAGCTGACTTTCAACCCGGAGCCCCCGGATCCTCCCGACCCCCCGGACCCGGAGCCGCCCGATCCTCGTCCCGTGAGGGTCTATCAAGCGAACGGAACCGACGACACGGCGGCGCTCCAGAGCTGGCTCAACCAGCAGCCCAACGACTCCATCTACGACATTCAGGGCACGGCTGCGATCAACAGCCAGGGCGTGCGAGTGCTGGGAAAAGTGCGCGTCAAAATCACCAGCAGCAACGGGGGCGGGTTCAAAGCGATCAGCAACGGCCCCTATACCTCGCCGTTCAGCGCAATGGTCTACGCGGAGGGATTCAACGAAAGCGAGTTCAACGGCCTGAAGTTCAATTCCAACAGCAAGCAGGCGATGGGCATATTCCTCCTCAAATCGACCCGTGGGAAGGTGTTGAAGTGCGAGTCCTGGGGAGTCGCTCAGAATCCCAACGGGGCGCCGTGGGCGGGGATCTACGGCGAGCAGTGTACGGAGACGGAGATCGGCTACTGCCACGTCCACGATACCGCTCCGACCGTGAGGGGCATCTGGCTGGGAGTGGGCGACCGCCGCGATAGCAAGCCGCACATCCACCACTGCAAAGTAGAACGGACTGGTCACACCGGCATCATCACCGAAGCCAACGGGCCCTACGTCCACGACAACGAGGTCTACGACATCCCGCAGCACGGGACCGGGTACAAGTTCATCCCCCGAGGCCCCGCTGACGCCGCGATGTGGGAGAACAACCTCGTGAGCGGGACGGGCAATGCCGGGTTCATGATGGAAGGCTCCACGACCGATCCACCCATCGAAATCAGAAACCACACGTTCAAAAACTGCGGCGCCGACAATACCACCTTCGGCGGCTTCTACCTCGTCAACGGCCAGGGGAACACCAACCTCAACATCCACGATTGCTCGTTTGAGAATTGTCGACGCCTCGGCGCGATGCAGTACGTGACGAACAGCCAGTTCCGGAACATGACGATCAAGAGCAGCAGCGATCTCTGGAGCCTGGAGCTGAACAACGCCAACCTCATGTTCCAAAACGCCGGTAAAGTCGAGATGGGCCAGGGGAACAGCGATATCAACGTCCAGGGCGCTCCCGCGCCGCAGCAGATGCAGGGTCCGATTGTGGACTACGACAAAGCGGTCAAGATCGCACTGCTGATCCGGCTGATCGGTCTGTGACGTGCCGGTGCGGCCACGGCTACCAGGAGCACACCGGGCGAGGGTGCGCGGTGAGCTGGTGCCTCTGCCGGGGATTCAGGAGGTGGGAAGTGCCGGACAACGATCTCAAGGATGTCGCCCCGCTCAAGAAGGGATACTCGAAAGAGACGATCTCGGACAATATCCGGATCGGCCGACGTTTGGGTCGCCCCGAAAAACAGGCCGTCGCCGTAGCCTTCAACGTGGCCAGGAAAGCCGCCAAGAAAGCGGGAAAGCGTCCGGCTCACCTACGGCCCAAGCGGTAAAGGGACCGCCCGAAACGCCCAACCGGAGTCAAGCGCGGTCCCGTAGGTCCTGGGCGATCCCCAGGAGCATTATGCCTCTCAGGAAGGGTTACAGCAAGAAGACGATTTCCAAGAACATCCGCGCCGAGCGTCGCCGTGGCCGACCCGCTAAGCAAGCCATCGCGATAGCGTTCAGCGTGGCCAGGAGAGCCGCAAAAAAAGCAGGGCGCCGCCCGCGTCACCTCCGCAAGAAGCGGTAGAAATGGTACAATAGTAATCGGTTTAGGGTTTCTATCTCGGCCCGCTGGTTTTCACGTTCCAGCGGGCCATTTTATTTGCTTCCTTGCGTACTACGTTCCAGTACGGGTAGACTGTAGCAAATTAAGCACCACCGCGAGCCGCTGGGATTGGCTCTCAAAGCAAGTGATAACATCCCACACTTTGCTTCCGAGGTCCGTAGTCCCTCATGGCCCCGACAATCGATACATCGCAATGGCCCGCCCTCCAGGTTGAGCTGGTCCCGATAGCCGACCTGATCCCCTACATCCGGAATCCCCGCCAACATTCGCCCGAGCAAATCGCGCAGATCGCCAGTTCCATGATGGAATTCGGGTGGACGATCCCGGTCCTCCGGGACGAGGACGGGGTGCTGATCGCCGGACACGGCCGCATCCTGGCAGCCCGCAAGCTGGAATGGGACGTAGCGCCGGTGACCACCGCGAGGGGCTGGAGCGAGTCCAAGAAACGAGCCTACCGGATTGCGGACAACAAGCTCACCATCAACTCGACCTGGGACATCGACCTCCTGAACACGGAGATCGAGGCGCTCGCCGAGGAGGAATTCCCGCTCGACCTCACCGGCTTCAACGAGGCCGATCTCGCGCGGCTGGCCGACGATCTGATGGCCAACCAGTTCACCGAGGCGCAGCAGCCCGCTCAGGATCCGCCCCAGGACGGCAACGGCGCTGCGCCGCGCTCCGCTCCGGATCAGGTGTCGCTGGTGATTCCGATGACCGTGGCGCAGCGCGAGGGGATTTTCGAGGCCATCCAGAAAGCCAAGCGGGACTACGGACTCGATCAGAGCGCGGAGGCTTTATGGCAGATTTGCAGAACGTATCTGGAGCAGGAGTAGCGTTCAGCTCCTACGATCCAGCAGCAACCTGGAACGAGCTGGCCCAGCTCGCGGGCGGCGTTCTCCGCTCCCTCCAGCTTCCTTCGATGAGCCCGCTGTGGCTCCCCGCCGACCAATCGCACTTCGGGTATCTCAGCCGCGGCTCGCTCCACGTGGTTTGCCGGGGCGTCAACTTCACCATCCAACCGGGCTTCCACTTCTCGCTCCCCGGCGCCGCCGAGCTGATGGCGATGGACGCGACGGACGGGATCGTCGTGTCGCGCCCCGGCTACGAGAGCTACCTGACGATGGGGCTCCTGGAGGACCAGGGCCGTCTCCGCTACATCGACGGCTGCACAGACTCGCTCCTGATCCCCCCGGTCAAGCTGGGCGATCCGTGCCTCAACCTCCTGTACTTCCCACCGGACACGGACCAGACCATGCACACGCACCCGAGCGACCGGATCGGGATGATTCTTTCGGGGCAGGGCGTGTGCGTCACCCAGGACGAGCGCGGCGAGCTGGAAACGCCGCTGGTGCCGGGGATGATCTTCTGCATCCACACCGGGGGAAAGCACAAGTTCCGGACGCTCGATTCGCCCATGCGCGTCCTCGCCTACCATCCGGACACCGATTTCGGGCCGACCGACGAGGACCACCCGATGATCAACCGGACGATGGTGAACGGCGTGAGCGCGGCCAAGCTGACGGAAATCCACACCGGCGCCAAAGTCGCGATCCGCGCCGTCCCCGAAGAAGTCCTCGTCAAGCGCGGCCCTGGCCGACCGAGGAAGCAGTGAGGCGGCTGGAGAAAAACTGGCTGGAGCGGAACGTCTATCAGGCGGCGCTCGACAGGTTCGAGCTGCTCTACAAGCGGTTCGATACGGTGGTGGTGTCCTTTTCCGGAGGGAAGGACTCGACCGTCTGCCTTCACCTGGCGCTCGAAGTCGCAAAAGCGATGAACAAGCTCCCGGTGAAGGCCTACTTCTGGGACGAGGAAGCCATCCACCCGGAAACCGTGGAGTACGTGGAGCGGGTCCGGCTCCGGGATGACGTGGACCTGAAATGGCTCTGCATTCCGGTGAAGCACCGCAACGCTTGCTCGCGGCGCTCGCCGTACTGGTATTGCTGGGATCCCACCAAAAAGCATCTGTGGTGCCGGGAGATGCCGCTCCACGGGATCGAGGCGCGACAGGTGAGCTGGTTCAAGCCGGGGATGACGATCCCGGACGCCTCGCCGCTGGTGTATGGCCGGGAGTACGGGACGGTGGCCGATATCCGGGGGATCCGCGCCGACGAATCGCTGCGGCGGCTGATGTCGGTAATGAAGCGCCTCGATGACAACTGGCTGGGCTCCGGACGCGACGGCCACAACTACCCGGCGTCGCCCATCTACGATTGGACCCTCCCGGACGTGTGGTCCGCGCCGATGCGCTTCGGCTGGGACTACAACCGCACCTACGATGTCTTTTACAAGGCGGGGATGCCCATGCAGGATCAGCGGGTGTGCCCGCCCTTCGGCGAGGAGCCGCTCGAAACGCTGTGGCTGTACGCGATCTGCTGGCCAGAGCTGTGGCACAAGATGATCCTCAGAGTCCCCGGCGCGGCCACCGCTGCGCGTTATGGGACCACGCAGCTCTACGGCTACGGGGCCGAGAAACTCCCCGCTGGCGTCTCCGACTGGCGCGACTGGAGCTATCGGCTCCTCGCCCTTTTCCCCGAACCCTACCGTTCGATGATCGCGAAAAGCGTGGTGAACATGATCGAGATGCACAAGAGCAAGACGCATCGCCCGATCCCGGACTCCGACGCCGATCCGCTCTCGGGCCTCTCCTGGCGGTTTATCGCCAACGTGGTGAAGCGCGGCGACCTCAAGAACCGGCGTCGCGGAAAGCTCACCGATTACGGACTCCAGGCGCAGCGGAAGCTGGGCCTCACCTTGGAACAGGTAATGGCGATGGAGACGGACGATGCCACGCGCTACTAAGAAACCGCAGAAGCCGCCCAAGGGCAAGACGCTCGCGGAGGTGTTCGCGGCCGAGGAGTCCGACGAGAGCTACGAGGCATCCAAAGCGCTCCTCGATGCTCGCAAGCCCAACGGCCACGCTCCCCGCCACTCCTTCGACACCGAGCCGATCTCGCGCGTCGAGTGGGTGGACCGCTCCACGCTTCACGCCAACCATTACAACCCCAACGCCGTCGCGCCTCCCGAGCGGGAGCTGATCATCCTATCCATCCTGGAGGATGGCTGGACGCAGCCCATCGTGACGCTCCCGGACGGAGAGATTGTCGACGGGTATCACCGCTGGATGTTTAGCTGCGATCCGCGCCTGATGGAGCGCTACCACGGGTTCGTGCCGGTCACCCGGATCGTGGTCGATCCCGTCCACCAGCAGATGTCGACCATCCGCCACAACCGGGCTAGGGGAACGCACGCGATCCTCAAGATGGCCGATATCGTCACCGGGATGCTCAAGGCGGGCGTGACCTCCAAGCAGATCCAAACCGGCCTGGGGATGGATGACGAGGAAATCATCCGCCTCTCTACCGCTCTCGGGATGCCCGAGCTGGCCGCGAAACCCAACTTCACCAAGGCGTGGAAGCCGGGTGAGAAGGAAGTCGAGTAGTGGCGAAGCTGGTCCCTATCGGAGTGCTCGCGCGGATCTGCGAGGTGGATCCCCGCGCGATCCGCAAAGCGGTGGAGAAGGGCCAGTTGGACCGCCGACCGGATGGGATGTTCGATCTCGAAACCGCTCGGCAGCAGTGGGAGGAGAACGTCGAACACACCCGCGGCCGCGACACCGTGAATCCCCGCGTGGTCGAGATGAGAAGAGAGGAAGTCGGCCCCGACGCTCCCGCCGAGATCCCGGAGCGGGCGACCAGGGGCACGGAATACGCCAAGGCGCGCGCGGCGGTCCAGATTTACGAGGCGCGTCTGAAAAAGCTCCGGTTCGAGGAGCGGGCTGGGCGGCTGGCGCCGACGTGCGACATCCAGCACGCGCGGTTTCAGGAGATGCGGATCATCCGGGACGCCTGCCTCAACCTCCCCGGACGGGTGAGCGCCGCGCTCGCAGCCGAGACGGATGAGCACAAAGTCTTTCAGCTCCTCGAAAACGAGCTGCTCAAGGTGTTCAACGACTACTCCGATGGAAAATACAATCCCCGACCGGAGGATGTATCCGCATGACGCCTTCCATGCAGGGGATCGCGGACACCTACGAGATCGTCCGGAAAGCGATGCGGGCGGGCGCTCGCCCCGATCCCAAGCTCCTGGTGAGCGACTGGGCCGACCAGTACCGCATGCTCACCACGCGATCCTCGCCCGAGCCTGGGTTATGGCGAACCTCGCGTACCCCCTTCTTGAAGGACATCATGGATTCGCTCTCGCCCTCCTCGCATTGGGAGCGGGTGATTTTCATGAAGGGCTCGCAAATTGGGGCGACGGAGTGTGGAAACAACTGGATCGGCTTTTCGATCCACCTCGCGCCTGGGCCCATGCTCGTGGTTCAGCCGACCACCGACATGGTGAAGCGCAACTCGAAACAGAGGATCGGCCCGCTGATCGATGAGAGCCCGGTGCTGCGGGGATTGGTGAAGGAAGCCCGCTCGCGCTACTCGGGGAACACCATCCTCGCC